GTTTGATTATATCCCCAGCCTCAAGTCTGAAATGAGGGGCCGCATTTCCCGCTATGATGTCAGCAGAGTATACCTGGAAACTATTAGCCGGGGATGTCGTGGGAGCTACGCCTGTGGCTATTGCAAAAACTGTGTCTGCGTTCGTTCCCCAAGTATATGTATTTAATCCAAGGTTATGTTTTTCTATTCTTGAATATAAAAAATCACCAATATTCATCTGATAATTCGCCACGGCATTTGGTGAGTCAATATTATAACCAATGATGATGCTAAATGAGCCTGTTGTTATATTATCTCCAGCCTGAAGGCCAATTCCTATATTGCCGACTCCCGTACCTGGGATCGTGGGATTTACGGCGAAGAGAGCATGATGACCAATGCCCACATTCTGCTGACCAGTAGTATTTGTCCAAAGAGCATTGGTTCCTATTGCCGTATTAGCAAATCCAGTCGTGCACGATCTGAGGGCAGAGGTTCCTACTGCCATGTTAAAATAACCAGTTGTGAGGTCGCCAAGAGCCGCATACCCCATTGCTGCATTAGAGCGCCCTGTTGTAATATCATTCAGGGCAAGATTCCCAAAGGCTATGTTGAAATACCCCTCATCGCCTCCTCCATGAGCTAAATTTCCCAGCCCTGCAACCCCCACGCCTATGAAAGTATTAGAGTCTTGTTCAAGCCATCGGTCGGTATAAATATCCCCGTAGAGCTTTACCCATCCTGTCGTGGTCAGGTTTTCATCCCCGAAGGAAATCGCCCCACCACTATCAGTAATAGAACCATCTGCAAAGGTTAATGTCCCTATTAATACATTGCCACTAACAGACCTAAGATGTAGGTCTCCTGTGTCTGCTCCTAAAACAATATCATCATTTGTTGCTGAAGCATCTCCAACCCAACCTCTTCTTGTTGTACCATCTGATTCATAAAACCCAATCCATCCTAAATTTGCATCACCAATCGAAGTTCCTTTTATTATTATTGATTGACCAACACCAGAATCAACGGTTAGTTTACCACTTGTTATCGTCCCGATGTTCGTGAGGTTCTGGACGTTCCAATCGAAGGCGGCTAAAGCCTGAGCACTCAGGTCCGCTAGGACCTCATCATAACTCCGTCCCTCCAGTCCGTTCGTCGTGAATTTTGCATAGTCATTATCCGCAACCCCCACCATGTCGATCTGGACTATATCATCATCCGCGATCCCTACGTCCACATTGAGAGTTGCGTTTCCCCCTGCCCCTCCATCCACGAGTCCGAGTCCCACCCCGGCGGTGAGGACTCTTTCATCCGTGAGAACTCCATTGAGGGACATCACCACGAATTCCGCATCCGAGGGAGCATATCCTCCCCCGCCTGCAAAGCTCAACCGTCTCTCAATAGAGTTGAGTTTGTTCCAGACCTCGTCCTGGAAATTTGACGAGATCATATCAGAACAATCCCCTCTGTGAGGGTCCTCAAAGTGATCTCCCAGTCTCTCAATTCTCCGGTAAATCCATACATGATCCGACGTGCGAAATCATCCATCTGAGTGATCACAACATAGTACGCGAAAGGAGTCGTATCATCTGGGATCAGGATGAATTTCCCTCCCTGACTCTGGACCGCAGACAGAAACACTTTGAACTCATCGACCACCTGGGGGTCCCCAGTGTTCTTGAATTTAATGCTGAAAACCTGTTCGGACTCTGCTTGATAATTCGTCCAGTCCTGTCCGAAATATGTTCTCTGATTCCCCATCGAGAAAGAGGGTCCGTCCTCCCGTCCTGGTTGTAAGTGGACGTTCCTTGAAAACTTCGTCCAGTTCCCGAGAACGAAATCCCCGATCTCCAGGTACGAGTCCGGATTCCTGGAATTGATGACATCGAGTCTCCACCCCAGTCTCCGTTCATCCAGTTTCGAAAACAGGTTCCGGTGATTCGCTGCCCACCTATCCAGGAGGTCCAGTGAATAGTCCGGGGCGTCCCAGTTGCATCCTCCCGATCCACACCCAGTGTCACATCCCTTGAGAGTCAGGACATCGGAGTGATGGTTCCTCACGAAATTCGTATTGAACAATCCGACAAAAGTGAGTTTCCGGGGGATCGTGAAATCGACACATATCCATTCGGGATTCCCCACTGATCCGAGTCCGGCGAACCGGAAAGGATATGAGGGTCTCACGTTGTAAAGATTCTCCTGGACATACACCGCATCCTCAGAACTCACCGAGTCCAGGGTGTCAGAGTTGATCAGATTCGTGATGATGTATTTAAAATTTTGACTCATGCGATCCCCAGTATTTCCTGTAGTCTCTTTTTGGTTGATCGTTGTTTCAACGCATGGAGAAACTCAGGAATCAATCTCTCTCTCGCATAGTCGCGATCTGAGATCATGATCCCGTTGATGTTCACTGTGTTCTGAATCCGATTGATGTTCACCGTGGTTCCACCAGGGCCACCTCCGCCTCCTCCATTTCCTCCTCCTGTCGAAGGGCTGGTGTCAAGGATTTTCCGGATTCTCCTGAGTTCCGTGGTCTGATTCCAGGAGGTCAATTTTATCTCATTGAGATTCCCCAATTGATCCCATCCTGCGATCTTGATCGCATCCAGTTGAACCATCAAGGCGTTATGAAGATTGAGAAGATTTTGATTTATATTCCAGGTGTTATCCTTGATGAGCCTTATGTCATTTCCCCCGGCCCCGCCTCCCCCCACGAATCCCGCAAAGGCATCCATCATGGTTTTCGCCAGCCTGAAAGCCGTATAAATAGCGATAGCGACCCCTGCGACTATCAAGATTTCTTTTGCGGCGGCGGCCAGTATCTGGGCGGCCTTCGCAATCGCCTTTGCAAGTCCGACAATCAGCGTTCCGATTCCGGTTCCGAGAGAAGTGACGGCCTCTGCCGCACCACTCACGGCATCGGTAACTTTTGAGGCGGTGTCCGTAGCAGAAGAAACTATCTTCTGGATAAAATCTGTGGCCCACTTAGCGACCATCGCCCCGAGCATGTCTGTAAACTGGACTATGATTGCATCCCAGGTACTCTTGAGGCCGTCTTTGAGTGACGTTGCGCCGCGCAGTATCTCGCCCATTGTCGAGGCCCATTTCGTCTTGAGGCCATCGGCCATTTCGTCCCAGATCGATTTGATTCTCTTCGTCCCCTCCTTCGCCTTGATTGCGATAGCCCCAGGGAATTCATCAAGCCCCTCTTCCATTTTAGCCGGGGCGTTAGCCAGGACATCGGTCAGATCATTCGCCGCTGGAATCGCGGTGTTTACGATTTCCGTTCCAAGGTCCTCGATCTCATCCTTCGCTTTCTTCAGGGCGGTTTTATAGTCATGAAGGGAGACCTCTCCAGCTTCATAAGCGGCTGTCAGATCATCAACGATCCCTTCCAGTTCCTTTGTCCGATCCCCTTTCTCCTTGATAGTCTTGATCCCCATGGAGTCCAAGAAGTCGATATATGCCTTCGTCTCTTTTTTGAGTGCCTTGATCGGAGGGATCAGGTCTTTGATGGTCGGGAGGATGGCCTTGTTCGCCTTCTTCTCCTTCTCTTGTTGTTCGACCCTCTCCTTTCCGACCTTGTTCATGGCCTCCTGGAGTTCGATTCCCTCCTCGCCTTTCTTGATCGCCAGGGCCATGACCTGAATGTTTCCCTTGTATTTCTCTTTGAGCTTATGGAATTGGACCATCGTCAATCCGGCCTGGGTCGCAATCCCTTTCAGCTTCTGTTCGAATTTCCCGGAGACCTCAGCGTAATTCTCGGCCGATGTCCGGACCTCCTCTTGGGCCTTTTTGACCTTCAAATATCCAATAACCAGGGTCGCCAGGGCCGCGATTATAAGGACAATCGGATTCGCCGCCAGGAAAATAAACGCCTTTCCGATCCCGATAATTGCAGACATCATCTTCGGAGCCATCATAACAATCGGTCCCATGACCGCCAGAACTCCCCCGAGACCTGCCGTGATCTTTACGAGAGTCGAGAACAATTTCGGATTCTCTTTCGTCCATGCCACGAAATTCCCGACCACTTTCGCCACCCATTTCGAGATGTCTATGAGAGCCGGGGCGAGTTGTTCCCCGAGGGCGATCCCCGCGTTCGTGATGTTGTTTTTCGCGATCGTCATCTGAGCGGACAGGGATTTCAACTGTTTCTCTGAGACCTCCTTTGTGGTTCCCCCCGCCTTTCTCAGATTTATCTCATACTCTTTGATTTTCTCTGAGGTTCCGACCAGGGTGAGGAGGGCCGCCTGTGATCTCTCCTGGAATCCGAGGGTCGCCAGTTCCGCCTTTTTCTGTTCCGCCGACATCCCTCCCAGTCTGACCTCCAGTTGACCGATGATGTCTCCCATATTATTGAGATTTCCACTCGCGTCGAACACCGCGATCCCCGCCGCCTCAAACGCCCCCTTGTTTCCCATGGCGGATTTCTGGAGGTCTCGGAGGACGATCGCGTACTGCATCCCCGCCTCCCCTCCCTTGATCCCCTGATCCGCGAACGCCGCCAGGACCGCGACACCGGACTCCAGTTCCACACCATACGCCCTCATGGACGGTCCCGCTCGATTCGTCAAGGCTTCCGAAAACTGAGAAACTGAGGCGTTCGCGAGAGTGTTCGCCCCGACCAGGACATCGGAGACCCGGACCATCCCCTCCTGATTCTTGATCGCATCCTTTGAGGATAATCCGAGAGCCGACTGTGCATCCGTCAGGAGGTCCGTCGCTCTCGCGAGGCCGAACGCTCCCGCCTGTGCGAACGCCGTGACCACCGGGAGGGCCTTGATCGCCCCCGCCGCGTCGATCCCCGCGCTCGCCAGGAAAAAGTATGCCTCCGCGAGTTCCGCCGCCGCGAACTTTGATTTCCCGGACATCTCCAGGGCCGCGTCTGCCATGGCGGTTTTCATCTCGTCAGACACATCCCCCATGATCGCGAGACTCTCCGTCATGGAAAGATCAAAATTCTTGAACGCTTTGATCCCCGCCCCCAGTCCCGCCACGCTCGCCGCCCCCGCGATTGTCATCCCCCGACCCAGTGTCTTGAATTTCGGGGCGAGACGGGCGGTCATCCCCTTCAAGGTCCCCTCGTCTTTCTTGACGACCTTGATCGAGTTTTTCCATTTCGTTGTATCCATCACCATTTTCGAGATGATGGACCCCGCCATGAATCCGATCGCCATGATCTACTCCACGATGGGAGGGAGACCTTTCTCCTCCCGTGAAATTTGACGGAGGGCAAAATTCAACCCCGTCAGTTCATCATTGAGTTGATTCCCCCCTCCGAATGCAAGGGCGGTGAGTCTGAGGGTTTCCTGTTTCCTCATCAGAATCTTTCTCTCTGCCTGGAGAACGAGAAAATTCAAGTCCCTGACATCCAGGGTCTCCTCGAGACTGACGAGTTCTTTCCACGAGAATAGGCCCGGAAACTCACTCGTTATGATACAGAGTTTTGATTTCCAGGCCCTTCGACTTTTTTTTCCTGTTCCGTCCGATAGTTCTCTGATTTCTGGAGAGTGTCTCCGACCAGTTCCGAGATCATGGTGATGTCTCTCATATCCAGTTTATAGAGATGAGATTTCGGGACACCAAAAACGAGTTTGATCTGTTCATACGCCGCGTCAGTATCTCCCTCCGCCGCCTTTGTCTGGAGTTTCGTCAGAGAATCAAACAACTCTTTACAGAGAATTGTTGACGTGTAGACCTTTCCCTCGACCTTGATTTTCAGTGGTCGATGTAAACTCTTTTTGGATGAGAGGACCAGATCAACGACCTCCTCCTCCCCCACGCTTTTTTTCTTTTCGTCAGTCACTTTTCCTCGCTTTTCTAGTTGACCCCGATAGTCCCAAACGTGTCGATGGTCGCGGACTCAGTGGAAACGAAACAATGGAAAATCACATTGAACACTCTCTGAGTCGAACGATCATATGGCAGTTCAAAGGCCCGGAACGGATACGCATGATAGAGATGCGCCCACGTCGCAGGGAGGGCGTTCGGCAACGCCCCACACATCGGTTTGATGAATACTGGTTTCGAGTTTTCCAGGGCCTTGCATCCGGCCTTGTTGATCAGAGTGAGGGCGTCACCCGTGATCGCTCCGTGGAGAACTGTCACCAGTTTGTTGAGTTGCGTCCTGGTGAGGGGGACCTCCATTTCCATCGGCATCCCACCATGAACCGCGTCCACCATCGCATCCCCGAACCGTTCCTCCTGGATGGGATTGACGGTGTCAGTCCCCCTCAGATTCACAGTCCCGAACGCAGACTTGAAACTCACCTCGGTCCCACCCAGGGCGGCAGGGTCCCAGAGAATCTCTGCGGCACTGATTTCACCCATCGGTAATTCTGGCATGAAAAACCTCCTGTTTAAAAATGGTGATCATACTGCATCCTTGATGATCCAGATGTAATTCGTTGAAAATTGAAACCATCCATTTTCGTCCTGTCCAATATAGCCTGGATCGGACAGTGCGTCAATAGTCATGTTTTTATATTCAATTCCGGATTCGATTGCCGGGAAAGGATCACAACACATCCCGTGAATCGCAGTGAAGATTTCCAAGGAATCAGCAAGGGCGGTGAGATACACATCCGATCTCGCAAGAACCTGGATCGCCTTCCTCACCTGATCAGGGAGTTGTCCATCCACCTCACCCCCCGCAGTATCCAGGACCGTCACGATCCTCGGCACGTCCTTCGCCTCCTCCGGAACATATCCCACCAGGAGGGGGATCATGTTCGCGGCCTTCGCCTCGTGATATCCGATCTTGAACGACGTTGTCATTCTCTCAATACATTCCACGATTCCTATAAAAAGATTGATGTTCATTGTCAGTCCTTTAAATAGTGAGCGGTCTGTCCTTTCCTGATTGTCACGGCAACGATCTTGATATATTTATCCTTATATCGGATCAGTTTTGTTGAAAGGAATTTCGGACCCGATCCCTCCCTCGACCAGTTCCAGTCCACCTTTCCCTCCTCGTGTAGTTTCGCGGCATAAATGATATTGAATCCGAACTCAACAAACAGTTCGAAAAGGTCCTTTGATCCGTGAATCTCCTTTGATCCACGTAGGTCTTTTTTATCTATGGGGAGGAACGGTTTCTCAAGATCAGCATCCCGAAGGGCCTCAGCCGCCGCATTCATCAATCCCTTGTTCGTGAGTTTCGGGATCGTATTCTGGACCACCCTGGAAAAATGTTTATCGAAATCTCGGGTGTCCACATAGAATCCCGTCTGATCTGCCATTTACTGAGTTCTCCCGGTCCCTGGCTCCAGATAGATTTCCCTGAACTCGATTGAGAAATGTCTCCGTTTGATAATGTTTATGATCGGATGAGTGAACGATTCCCCGTCCAATTGAATCCGGTCTGTGTGATTGATCTCCTGGTCCAGTCTGATGAGAACCTGGATCGGACTCTGAATCTCCTCCCCGGTGTTCGAGTAAACCAGTTTTGTCTTGTAAACCACGTGACCCCTGATCTCCTCGGAGGATCCGACTCCCCGTTCATTGTATTCATTCAGGACCCCGGCGACATGCCTGATCACGGTATCTGTCAAATAAGCGTTGATCATGATAGTCCTTTCCTCACACCGATCGCCTCAACGGATGTCGGTGACATGGAGTGCATGCAGTTCGGGTGATAGGGAGGCTCCT